GACTTTCTTTTTGACTTCATACTTCTTTTGGTATGTGCCATCTTTTTTCTAATACATCCTTTTTAGCACCCGGAGTTGCTTCCTTGATGCGACCTAAAACATACTTCTGGAAATCTGATGGAGGTCTTGTGATGCCCATGCCGACAGGATCAGCAATGTTGATGCGAAATGTTTGAACGAGATTTGGAAAATCCACTAAAAACTCTTGGAGTTGTTCATATGTCAAATCATACTCAAACTCTTCGCCCGTCTCTTTGTCTTCGAAACTGTAAATCATAATACTATTTATAATCCCTTCATTCTAAAAATCGTTATTAGCAGTCACATATTCTTTTATGATAGTGAAAAAGTTACCAAACAAGAATCCAATAGAGATACCCGACCACTCTCGTAGAGTATCGGGTAAAGGCTCACCAGGATATACTGTTTGGAGATATACAGAGGCTGATACAATAGAGAGTATCAGCAGGACAGATAGAATCCATCCGCTGATTAGAATGCCTGTGACAAGATTTTTAGTTCTTGAACTTGTTTTTATGTTACTTGGTTGTTCTGTCATCTTGTCTGTATTTAGCAAACATCATGCGTTCTGTGCGAGTGCGGCACGGGCTTCTTTAAGTGCATCAGGTATCGACCGCTGCGAAGTAGGATCGGCTATCGCGCCTACCAAACCTTGAAGCGCCTCCCGCAGTTGTTGGATTTCGACATGCTGTGCCATTATCTTTACAGAAGCCTGAGTAAGTTCGTTTTCCATTGCGCGACGATCCCAGACCTTCGCAATTTCACTTACAGTATTTACAATATCTTCACGATCCATTGATCCACTCCGGTGTTTCACGCTTTGTCCACTTGTGTAAGTCTTTCTTTGCTTCACGATAATAGTTGCGATAAGATGCCACAGTATCAAATGGCACTTTGTATTCGTCGGGCATTGCTGGCGTTACAGGTGTTAGATAACCAACAGGAATATTGTACGGCGGAGTACAAAGCCAGTGATACATATTTTGACACTTATGGATCTTACCATAGCGATGGGTATACTCTTTACAAAGAGCATGAAAGTGGCAATAGAGCCAGTTATAGTTGTTATTAGTCGCGCGGGCCCATACAGCGGACGGGTGATTGATATGTGTGGCCGAATACAGGTTCTGCTCTCGGTCATCAGGCAAACGCCAACGCTTGACATTACGACCAGTCTTGGTCTTGTCAATATATTGTTCGCCATCAAGAACGCGATGAGCGGTGGACAAAAGCTGTGCGGTCTCGAGGATCATCTTGACCACATGCTTGTCCACCATCCACATCGCAGACTGGATTGGATCTTTATCGATTGCGAAAATGTTCACGATGTATAGCTGCCACCACGATCTTCGTGAAGACAAGGGTCTTCTGGCAAACGCGGATTCGCAAGAGGGTAATCACAGTAATCTTCAATAGATTCCTGCTCAGCCGCTACGGCAGACGTAGCGCCAAGCATAACAGCACCTGTCACAGCAGTTAACAAACTGGCAACAATTAATGATTTATTTTTCATAATAAAATCCTTTACATAATTATTGGTTCTTCACACAAACGTAGGCTATTTCCTTTTTGGTACCGCTCACAAGAGCGCCAAGTTTAGATCCAGCGGCTTCACAAACTTCCTGAGAAGCCATTGGCACATTGGTCAATGATACTGAGTCTGTATTACCCCACATACCAACATGTACGAAAACAATCAATACCCATTGCATATTTTAATCCTCAATTAATAAGACTTAGCAGTCCAAAACCTATCATCGCGGCAAAGAGTACAAACAAAACACCAAGTCCAAAACCTATAGCGAAGGCGCGCGATGTTACCTTGCCAATAAGCAAATCTAGTTCATTCATAGCTTAATCCTCGATTGCGTCAATACGAAAAACTTGATTAGGTGAAACATTCAGTGTACGATCCAAATCGATACTACCGTCTGGATTCCATGAACGAACACGGATCTTCTTGACGCCCGCAGGCACCTTCCATGTTGCGTTATTGCGTTGAGTAGCAGCGGTGGCTACAGCAGCAAAAAAAGGCAGGACTGTTAGCCCTGCTAAAAGGCAGCGTCTTAGCATTTCTTTTCTCCGTTTGTTATAGAGATATTTAGTCTCACTTTAGGAAGTTGGCCACATCGATACCGTCCATGGAATCCCAGTCGGGATCAACAGAGTAGGTACCACCAGCGTACTCGCCACCGTTCTTCATGCCGATTTCAGCCAGCAAACGGTCGGCCATGGCGTCGGCGTGATCCTTTAGAGCATTACGGGCCGCCTTCTTGACAGGTGCGCTCGGTGTCTGCTTGGACTGGCGGACCTTGACGGGCTTAGACGCCTTCGGCGCCTTAGCGACCTTGACCTTCTTCTGCTTCGGAGTGGCAGCAGCGCCACGCTGAGCCGGCGGCACCCACTGGTAGTCACGGGTAGCCGAGTCACCGTCGGAGATAAACTTGTACTCGGTCACGGTACGACCAGTCTTGACAGTCTCAATCTCATAGCCGCGGAGCTTGAGATAGCAGACATACTTGGAAGCATAGGCACCTTGGCCTACATGCTTTTCAATCTGGGCGGGAGTGGCCGAACCCTTCTCTTTAAGAAAAGCTAGGGCGCGATCATGGGCAGCAATCTTAGTCATGTGTGTGTTTTCCTGTGTTTATTGAGTTAACTTGGATATAATAGCAGGTATATCCAGACCTGTCAAGCCCAAATGAAGTCTTCAGGCGTTTCGCGGTGGATTTCTTCCAGAACAGCACGAACATCGGAACGAATAGCGCGGGGTTCGTACATGTAGACATAGGCATAGATGGTAGCCTCGTCGCGCATTCCACGTTCAACAGCCGTCCAGACCAGTTCTTGGATATCCATGATGAAGTCCTTCATTCGTGCCATTATCTCTTCTCCTTGTAAGATTCCATCCATTCGACCAAGAGATTGACACCCTCGGCCTGAGACACACCGAACACCCGACGAACATACGGAACAGCACCAAACATGTTGGTGATCCCGGAATCACGCAGGGCGTTTAGGTAATCGAACACGCGCACCTTGTCAGCCATTAAGCATATCTCCGTCGAGTGGGATCAGTTTCATGGAAGGTGTGCTTCGGTGCCTGCCCCTCAACCCAGCGAATACCGGGCTTGGACTTGGTGATCACCTTATCATCAAGATAAGAGTATCCGCAATATCGGCCAGTCGAGAGCAAAGTTGCTTCAAGCAGATCAATCATGCCTGTGCGCCGAGCGACCGAAGCGGGATCATCGCCGCCCTGATAATCGGCCGCGAGATAACCGTTGGCATAATCAAGCAAAGCGTCAACGGGAATGGTCTTGCGAAACTTGGCCATTAGCGAAGGTTCCTTTCGGGGTTGCAGAAATCAACATCCTCAGCAAACTTTTGTGCGAGGGAAATGAAAGTCATAAAATCGGAAACATCTCCCTTGCGGGCAGCTTGAAAGGCTTCGGCGATATAGTTGGCGGCTAATCGAATATTGGCATTCGGATGATTTACAACCGTAGCGTGAAACTTTGCTTTTTCGCGGGCAGTCTTGATCGGGCGGTAGGTCTTCATGGATTTCTCTCTCATTGTCATATACTATAGATGGGGATGGCAAGTCGGATTTTCAAGAGCGGAATTCATGTTTTTTTGCATGGTAGGTATGCATCCACCGCATGGCTAAGTCATTGATTTCATTGGGATGGGGTTTTCGGCTAAGTGGTTGATATCATTGGGTCTGATTCCAGCCGCGGTAGGAAGCGGCTGGAGCGGCTGGCTCAGGCCGCGATGGATCGTACCGCCCGTTCCTGAGCCGTCTGGAGGAGAGCTTGCCTATCAATCTGCGGGACATCAACCCGCTGGCAGTTACGAGCCCAAACCCAGACCACGTCCTGGTAGACCTCAGCCACCTTACCATTACGTAAGGCCTTCTTTACCTTAACGTCAGAGGTGGCGATAGCCAGCTTGTATTCGCTGGAAGAGCGATATCCCATACCGTAGGTTGCAACCATCTGGACTACAACCTTCCCGACAGTGCCTTTGCCGCTTTTGCCGCGTACAACTTCCGCGATACAACCCTTCTCGATTTGCTGAGCCGCAGTTTCAGCCTTTTCCAGCAAATCCTTAAACTCCAGGTTGATCTTCCATTGCTTGTATTTCTCGCGGATTTCGTCGGTCGCGTCCACCGTGATCTGGACGGGCTTCCAGTCGGGGCCGTTCATATCGTATACATTGACAAGGACATGCTTAGGAGAGCTGGTAGCCTCATCCCAAACGATTGCCCAGTCGGCAGAACCCCATACATCCGACATGATCCGATAGTTCTGGTCATGTACAACCTTAAGTACAGCACCTTCCCAATTTGACTGGGAGTCATAAAAACCCTTGTGTTGTTCGGTCCAAGCGATAGCCATGCGATAGTCTCCGTTATTGCGATACACTATAGATGGGGATTCGACCCGAAAACTTCAATGTTTATAAACGCATAGCTGGTATGCTTTGGCCGCATACCAGCTTACGCTGCGTTATCTGTGACTGTTTTTGTTACCGTAAAAATCGTCTATCTCGTCGGCTTCGTCCAAGTGTTCAACGAAAGCTTTTGTCCAATTTCGGATCGGGCGCCTCTTTTGCCCCTTTCTTAGATCCGCATATTCTTCATCATCATAATCTTCATGAGTACCATAGTGATTCTTTTTGTATTTCATGTTAATAAGCCCTTACGAGGTTCAATCCTTTTTTGTTAAATTTGCCACGCCATTTAAAGAACGAAGAACCGTGACCCATATCTTCGTTATAGATGTATTGGTAGTGATGCACCATTTCATGTGCTAACACTTCAACAAAGAACTTTTTGGATTTGTAACGCTTGTTCATGAGCAGTTTTGAGATGCCATGGCCGGACGCACTGGTATCGTAGTCGTACCATGCGTGGGCGCCTCTACGCCAGCGTATATCGATTTCATCAATTTTGGGAAGGGAACTATTGAATAGTTCGCGGTTGAGGATGTTGAACCACTTCTGGCAATCCTCAACCGTTGTTTCGTATATGAGATCACACTTTTCGTCCATAACCTTTTGTAGTTTGGTTCTGTGCTTCTTTCTTGCCATTTTTCCTCTCTAGAAAACAGCATATCGAAATATCATCAAGGAACATCGGGTAGTAGTCCTGGGAAAGCTTCTTGTGTCAACTTGTATGTGAGACCTTTCACAGGCAATCTCTTCATAATCATTCCTGCAAATACAGCAGCTTCTTTTTCTTCCAGAGTTTCCAGCATTTGTGCTAGAATCACTTTCTTTCTATCAAGTGTTAGATCGGGTGAAGTTCTAGGATTATTGGCTTCAAACAAATACACTCGATCCAATTCTTGATGAATGCTTGTATATCCTAGACCTGCGGGAGAATCGGACTTCCTATAGGTAGGAATCTCATCTATAACATAACGAACGTTTGGATGAAACGCACCACGCAATACACATTC